TAGCGCCACGACTGGAATGATGAAGATGGCTGCACTAAAGTATGGATACATAGGTGGTCAGAATATGTACAAGGGCATTCAGGCTGCTCGCGCCGCAGGGATAACGGGCAAACAAGCATTTAATTTTGCCAAACAGGCTGGAGTCGGTTTCCATAAAGCTGTTAAAGATAAAGGCGGATATTTCCAGGTCGGCAAGGATGCAAGCAAGGCGGGGATTGATGTAGCAAAAGGAACCGGAGAATGGGTGAAACAGGGTACGATAAATGGCGCCAGGATTTAAGGGGTTTTAGATGAGCAGAATGGATTCAATAAGAAATGCAGCAAAAATAGCCGGTGGCGCAGCAGTAGTTGGCGGGGGTGTTGCTGCATACAATAAGCATGATATGGGAAGTTCGCTACAGATAGGCGCTGGCGCAGGAATTGGAGCAGCCGCAGGAATGGCAGCAATGGCTGGTGCTAAATTTGGAAAAGGTTTGCCTGCCGCCTTTAGGGCTGGAATGGCTGGATCCGGAATGAAAGGAAGAGCCTCTGCTTTTGCTGGAGCACTAGGCAAGGGCGGATCAATGTCTGGCAAGAATATGGCAATAGGTGCCCTGGCAGGAGCCGGAATTGGGATGGGGATGGCAACACTTAAATCGAATCGAACGCCAAGTGTTGATTATACGAAAAGATTAGAGTATGATACTAAAAGAAAAGCAATGATCGTCCAAGAGAACATACGTCAAATGCAGAATCAGAGAGCCCTTCAAATGGAAGCCGCAAGAGAAAGAAAGGGCGAATAGAGTTCATAAAAGGTTATAATGAGTTGCAAAGTCCTGCATGAGTATTGCAAGGGGTGTCAGAAAACCCGTGTTGCCGATAAAGAAGGACCAATGGATGAGATCACTGGAATGCCAGTGTTTACGTCCGGAGACTTCATTATTAACTGTCAGGGTATCCCTGGCGACGATAAGTTCGTACCCAAATACGATCAAATAGCTAAGAAAATTTCAAAAGAAGAACTAGAAGTTGCACAAACCATATATGACCCGATCGCGTGGGCATGGAAGCATCTAAAGTGGCGACCAAGAAAAGGCAAAGATGGAACAGAGTATCAAGCTCTAGCTCTTCGATGCAGTTCAAAAAGAAAAGTATACAGATGGGGTCGACGATTAGGTAAGACCGATGTTCTTGCTATTAAGATTCTCCACTTCCTTTATACTCACTCTCCTAAGTCACAAAGATATGATGAAAATCTAAAAGAATGGGTTCCGGATTTCGGGACGACACTAGTGCTCACTCCCTTCTTGTCTCAGGTTAAAAACTTATTTAACAGGATGCGCGAGCTCATTGAGCTCAATCCTGATCTTAATGCAGAAATTAACAGAAGCATTTCAACTCCTTATCACTTAATAGAACTAAAGTCTGGAGCTAAGGTTGTAGGATTCTCAGCCGGAGCAAAAGGCGCAGAGTCTGTACGAGGTCAGAAAGCCGACTTAATCGTATTGGACGAGATGGACTACTTAGATAAAGGTTCAATTGAAAACATAGTTGCCCTAATCATGGAGCACGCCGATGTGGAGTTGGTTTGCGCGTCTACGCCTACTGGAAGAAGGGATTACTTTTATCAGTTCTGCCGTGAAAGGATGGATTTCAAAGAATTCCATTTTACCTCTATGTTTAACCCGTCGTGGAGTATCACGATGGAGCAGGAGTTGCGGCAATTCTATAATACGGAAGCAGGATGGCAACATGAGATTCTAGCAGAGTTCGGAGAAGCAACGACCTCTGTATTTCAGTATGCTTACGTACATGCAGCCAGATCAGACTATAGATATGAGCACGAATTCAGAGATCCGGAATGTGTATACTCTATCGGAGTGGACTGGAACGATCTTGTTAATGGAACAAAGATTGCTGTACTTTCGTGGAACCCAAGAGACGGTTTCTTTAAGGTTGTGGCAAAAGAGACTGTTCAAAAAGTTGGATGGACTCAAACTGCTGCAATTCAGAAGATAATAGAGTTAAACAGAGTATGGCAGCCAGCGTATGTTTACGTTGATGCTGGTTATGGCGCAATGCAAGTCGAGGTCATTAAGCGTTTTGGGCTTGATGCAAAAGGGGCTCAGCATGAGCACGCAAGAGTCGACGCCAACCTAGCCGAAGTTGTAGGTATTAATTTCTCCAGTAAAGTTGACGTTCATGATCCTATAACAGGTGCAGTAGTCGGTAAGCCGATGAAGCCTTACTTAGTTGAGAATGCAGTTAGAAGATTCGAGCAGGGTAATATTAAATTCTCTTATTATGATGAAGTTTTGTTCCGTCAGCTGATTGGATACCAGATTGCGCGAGTAAATGCATCGGGTGTTCCTATCTACGTTGCAGGAACAGATGGAGATCACGATCTGGATGGAGTAATGCTCGCATTGCTTGCTTTCCAGATGGAAACATCAGATTTCATTAAGCCATCATACAATGGGACGATTTCGTTCTCGGGTAGCTTTGGGGATGGGAATATAAACAAACCACCGCAAAGTCTAGGAGAGGCACTTAGCCGAATAGAGGGTCCTGCAGCAAAAGGGGTTCCTCAACCTCGAGCAGCAGCGGCTGATCACAATCCTAATATATCTTCAGCTAGAATCTACACGCATGCGGCATTCAACAATGACGATCCATCTCGTCGGTCGCAGATTAAAAGAAACGAATCATTCTTGAGAAGAGGGTCCGGTAGAACAGGAAGAAAGACCTTCTAAGTCGCCTTGCGTTCTTCTGCCCTTTACATTTTAGAAATGACATCATAGAATTAGATAGAAAAGAACAGGAGCGACTAAATGATTGATATATATGAATATGACCAGGGCAATAACGTCTATATCAAGGCGTCTCGTGACGGATTGCAGACATCCCCTATTCAGACATCTCACGATGGAACAAATGGAGAAGTCATCGAGAAGAAGCTGTATCTTCGCAATAATGATACCAATCTATACTATACCGCACTTAAGCTAACTCCATATCCTGCTCGAAAAGTTAGAGTTGGTGATGTTCATTACCCGGAAGCATTTATCGGTTTTAAAGTCATAGTGCAAGATGCTCAACCTACAAAGAACCAATGGCTAGCAGTAGAGCCTGGAAACACAGCAACAGTAGGAGATATTGGGAACACAAATGCCGGAGACAATGCATACAAGCCATTCTGGATTCAAGTTGAGATTCCGCCGGGAACTCGAGCTCAAACAATCGCAGATGTATCAATTAACGTTCAGGCTGATGAAAACCCAGTAGGAATCTAATGGCACAAGTTACCTTTAACGCCGATATGAGGATTCGAGTAGTCTTCCCGACGGTAACCAAATCATTACGAATTGACGATAGGAAAACCCTTACTGCATCGGGCACATTTGCCTATACACCCAAGCCGCAAGTTGACTCTGCTCAATCTTCCCTTTCCGAGAAAGACGTAACGGGTACTACGAGCACAACAGATAGAACCGCAAATCTTATTGGCGATTTGGACGATCTACTTAAAGAGATCGCGAAGATCAAGAAGGCAATGAGGAAGAAAGCCAAGAGGGTTGTATTTGAATATGACCCTCTTGTTACCGCCAATGAAGCTTACGCTGACGCAGAAGAAACGTTATTTGGTGCTGCTTCGGGAACCATAACATACGACATGTTTGAATCTATTCTAGACTTTGAAGCGAAGGTAGACGCGTGGATCAGCCACCAATCTATCGCCAATGGGGGGAATCTCAGTGGCGCTTGATCCTAGGGTTACCTCATCATCACAGGCACCAGCTCAAAGATGGAGAAAACTCTATCGTAAAATTCATGACTTATTTTTGCAAGATGAGTTTATTCACATTGATGACTATAAGCTTATGGTTAGACAGATGAATGACCGAATTTCAATAATAGAGACAAAGATAAATACAGAACTACAGAAAATTGCACAGGGAGTAAGTGCTCATACGCATACATCTCCTCCTGCTCCGGTTAATCCAGTTGTTACTGCTCCGCCTGCTGTTCCGCCATATACTCCTGGTTTTGAACCAACAAAAGAAGTACAGTTAACGGACAAGGCAATGAAAGCAGAGAACAGAAAACTGCAAGCACAAGGTCCGGCACTATCACCTCTTGGTGGTGGGCAATCCAAAGAATCACTATTGGCGAGCAGAGAAGCCGCAAGTAACGTGGGCGCATAATGGCTGAAAACACAATTGAGATTGCATTTAATTCAGAAACTATCTTAGACATGAAAAGGGCTGTTACAGTCCTTAAAGATGCATATAAAAAAGCGGCAGCCAGTCAAATAACAGGAAATGAAGCCGCAATATATCCTGTCATCCTTCCTCAGCTGAATCATCTGCAGACAGATATTGTTTCGTCCAAGAGTAGCATGGAAAGCTATTCGAAAATGACAATTGACGACATGACATCCACAGGCGACACAAATATCAAAGGCATTGGAGATCTAGACCTTATTAAGGGTAACTATCCAATTACCGCAAAGACACTTAGTGACGCAACTCGTGCCTCTGACTTTATACTTGGAGGATCAAGTGCTGCGAAGCTAAATCCTGTCAAAGGGAGCAGTGTCGCGTTTAATGACGAGAACCGAAAATATGAAACTGCAAGAGGACCAAGGGAGCCTAATGTCTTTCCGAGAGGGACAGGTAGCTTGTCTACCTTTCAGGCAGACCCGCCCGGCTCTTACATCAGAGGAAGAAAGGGTACAAAGAAAGGTGCAATATTCGAAGAATGCATTCCTTGTAACACAAGATCATGGAAGGGTGGGCATCAACCTGGCAAAGAACTACTCGGGATATTGGAGCAGGACTTAGTCAGAAAATATCGACAGCTACTTAACCAATATAAAGCTCTACTTTCTAATACGGAAGTGTACGACGACCTTTGTTCTCTTCTTAATTTCATGGAGATACAATGTATGCCGGATTTGTTCGGCATGGTATCTTTATTGCAGACCTTGGCTCTTAAGTTAACGGACATAAAGTTAATCAACCCAAGTGGGGCTTTTATGTCTTTCATAACACCGTTCTTCTCACCGATACTGGGCGGGTTGAATGAAATATTAGATAAATACATACAATTAATTCTAGGACCGATAGATTGCGTTATTAAATCGCTTGATACTCAGTTGTCTAAACTAGACGTTAATAATGCAAATAGCAAAGCTTCCAATGCGAGGCGATCACAAATAAACACGAACGTAAGCTTCATGGAAAGAAAGGTTGCCTCTCTTGTTGAAAGAAGAGACTACCTTAACCAGCGGAAGAAAGACGGGACTTACGCTAACAATCCGTCTTCATACCCCGCCATTGACCGCAGTGCCACAAATAGAGAGCGGAAGTTGAACGGAGAAGTTGTCCCAAACAAGAGAGATGAGACGGGTCAGATTGTAGTAGACCCCAATAACCGAAATGGAGCAGGGGCGATTACCACACAGGATGCACCTTTCTCTTTTGTTAGCAGAGAAGAAGAATTAGATAATATAAAAGAAGAACTGGACAAGCTAAGAGGTACCGATGGAAAAGGCGGGCTAATCTCAGAGCAACAAGAGGCGCTATCCAAACTCAGCAAGCCACTTCCTCCGAAATCCGAAAGACAGGATGCAATAGGGGCTGCCAGAAATAAGCTAAATGGTTCCCGTAGCTTTATCGGAAACTCCCTTCACGATGTGCGCAAATATATCCTTGACGGCAAAAGCATGATAAATGATACCGCCAACGTATGGAAATTAGAGCTAGAGAGAACACTAAAAGGCAGAGCAGCAACAACAGAAGACATGCTACAAGGTGCAGCCGATTTACAGAAGATAGCAAGGATATTAGGTGTAATAAACGCCCTTATGTCTCTTCATGCAATTGGCAAGTCGGGTAACTTATGTAATAATAAAAAGGATCCGTCTGCTGCACTGGGTTCATTTTTGTCTGCGTCAAACCACAGTAACAACGATGCGAATACGCCAGCAATTGCAATTGGTCAGGACGAGGATGGCGGGTCTGTTTTAGTTGTGGTTGGATCAGATGTTGAAGCCGAACTAATAGAAGACTTGCCCGATGGCTCTTCTGGCAAAGCCAAGAAAGTAGGCGACATGAAACAAGCAAATAGCGCGGGCTCAGTGTTGGATATAGGAAACGTAAGCAAGGCTCAGATCAAAGCCACTAATGAATTCGGAGAGTCAGCATCCGTTGCAGTAATTAAGTTTAATCTGTGCGGAGAAATCTCTAGCTCAACTAAGTCCAATCTTGATACAATCAAGAAGTGGGCAGGAAACGTAGGGAACTAAATGGATTTAATGAAAGCCGATGGTATCATATCATTTAATAAAAGAGGCAACGTTCGCGACGCACAGTCTGCGACATTAGCCGTTATTCAATCATCCGCAGGTCAGCGCCCTAACATCTCAACTCCCGTTCAACATTATGGTGCTCGGATTCTTTACAGCAGACCCGAATATAATATGCTGGAGATTGGAGTCATCGAAGATGTTGAAGCTATCGTTCGACAAGCCTTTCAAAAGAAAGCCGCTCTCATGTTCAAAGAGGGTGAAAAGTTTGCAGGAAAAAACAAAGAAACTATAAATTACATAAAAGCCAGACTTCAACAGGTTGAATTTGCATCAGGCGGAAGCTGGAGGAACCTTCTAAGAGAGACAGGGTATGCCCTCATTTCAAGATCCAATTACTTCTGGGTTAAGGTTCGTAACAAGGATGCATCTGGTGGACGATCTATTGGCAATGTCGCTCCTGTTGCTGCTTATTTCGGCATGGGTCCGGAGGACGTAACATTCAAGAGAGATGACAAGGGTCGCATCGTAAAATACAGACAGGAACGCAACGGCATCATTAAAGAGTGGAGCCCTCGGGATATAATTCACTTTTATGCCTATAAAAAACCAGGGTTTAGCTTTGGTACGCCTTCGATCACCCCAGTCAAGGACGACATTCGTGCCTTGCGTAGAATTGAAGAGAACGTCGAGCTTTTAATTTATCAAACACTGTTTCCTATATTCCAGTATAAAGTTGGAACGGAAAGCAAACCTGCGGGTGATGTTCGCCTTGCGGATGGCACGTTAATCTCGGAAGTGGACTATGTTCGCGGACAGATTGAAAATATGCCAGCAGAGGGCGGGATCGTAACTCCCGAAAGACATACAATAGAATACATCGGGGCAGAGAAGCACGCACTTAAAGCAAGGGAATACCTTGATTACTTTAAGCAAAGAGTTATTTCTGGACTAGGAATATCTAGTGTTGATATTGGAGACGGCGACACTGCGAATCGTGCGACAGCAGATTCAATGTCTCGATCACTGGTCGACTCGGTTAAAGATTATCAAGACATTCTTGAAGACTTTATTGATAAAGAAGTTATCCAGGAGTTACTACTAGAGTCTACTTTCTCGTACGATGTTCTTTCAGAAGAAAATATTGTTAAGTTCAAATTCAAAGAAGTTGATATTGAACAACAGATGAAAGAGAACGTTAATGCTCAGGTTTTATACAACGGTAATATTATAACTGTAGATGAAGCTCGCCAGGTTGCTGGCAAGGAGCCGATGTCAGCAGAAGATGAAGCTGGAATGTACCACGCAAGAGTGACAATGACATCTCTTCAGGCACAAGTGGATGGGCAAATCCAAGCTGCTTCAATGAAGGCAGACGCTTCTGTGGGACAAGCAAAATCAATGTCTCGTCCGACCAATCAGTACGGAACAAAAACGGGACCTCAAGCATCTCGAAAAGATTACTACATTAAAGACAACGTAGCGGTCGATACGACCAGGCTACTTAGATCAGATATTCTGGACCATGTTGAAGGAAGACAAATAGACAAGAGTTGGATTGGAGTAATGACTGGGATGGCAAAGAAAACCATTACAGATAAATACACCAAGATCACAGCTGCTGCATTTGCCCAAGGGGCAAGAGACGCTCGACTATCAGACGAACAAGTAGGCAAGCTTATTATTACTGACTTTCCCGAAGTTAGAACCTACACGACCTCTTATGTGGATAAATTCTTCAAAGATATAGCAGGGCGCGTAGTTCGCACGATTGATAAGCTACAAGCACAAGACAGATCAAACAAAGACATATCAAAAGAAGTGGCAGAAGTTATTGATTCCATTAGATATAGAGCAGAATTTATAGACAGAACTGAAAGGATCCGTGCTTACAATTATGGCAAAGCGCTTGCTCTTAGCTCGCTTGGATACAAAAAGGCAGGCATATCGAGGGACTCAGAGTGTGAAACATGCAAGGATTTAGGATATGAGATTAGCCTTGAAGGCTTTAGTCTTGATTCTATTCCTCCATTTCATGTAAATTCCATAGCAAAGATAACTAATGGTATTTCATAGTTTTACAAAATCGAGATAACGCCATATAATGATACGGTGGAGCTATAATGAAAAATTTGGTTAAGTTTACAGATCGCATTGAAGGTCAGGCATCTATTGCCTCCAACAAAGATAAGTACTTTAAGACGAAGGACTCAACGTCCCCGTCTGGTCACGCGCTAGTTGCCCAGATTGAAATGACACACTCAGGTATTGTAACTCGTAACTACGGGTTCTATCTTCCTTCTAAAATGAGGGACGGCGCCTTTTCCTTTACAAAAGACTACGCCAAGCCTGTCATTATCGGACATGATGAAGATCCTCATAAGCCAGCCGATCCTGTGGGTCGTGTTATTCAGGCAGATTATGTAGATACATCGTCTAAGTATGCATCTAAGGATAGTTATTTCGCTAAGTTAAGCGCCTTTGTAGACGCAAAAGATGTTAAACGAAACAAAATCACAGACTTTGTTAATCATGTAATTGAAAACTACGATGGCAAAGATGGATACAAGGGACTTGGTCACATCCGAGGAACTCTTAAGATAACAGATGCAGAAACGATTGGAAAAATCTTAGACGAAAGATATCTAACTGTATCAACCTCTATGTCCTCTAACAGCGCCGTGTGTAGCATCTGTGCAACCGACTGGGTTCAGGATGGAGCATGCGA